CTCCGTGGTAGCATAAGAGGTTAGCGATGCAGAGTATAGGGAAAGAGAGGGTTGAGCCCATCAGTTGACCATTTTGTTGTTTAACGTGGACAATCCAATCTAATGAATTGAGTTCCTCGTTAGGGACAGGAGTAATATCACGTGATTTCTCTCGTTTAGGGTCGCGAGTGATAAAGATATTTTCATTAACGATAATTTTCGGAAGGTCAGTCTCAAAAGCCTCAATGTTAAGACCGTGCAAGAGTGCACTCGTGTATTTGGATTCGTAACTTATGTCTTGTTCATAAAGAACAGAACGAAGAAGTTCGGCCGTGACAGGATCAACATTATGGTATAAGAGAGTGTGTTCGAAAATAAGTTTCGTTAGAAGAATATTTAATCGATCAGTGGCACCTTTATAATCACCAGAAACCCAGTAGGGGAAGTTTAAGCCAAGGGCTTTTTCCCGATTGAGTAATTCAGTGAAAATTAGAGAGCCTCCGATAGGGACGCGAGTGAGAGAGAATTGGGGAAACTCCTGTAACAAGTCGTACAGTGAGTGTTGGAATGACTGGGAAAACGAAAAGAATTCAGCAGAACCTTTTGTTATACCACGTACTTTCAAGTTTTCTAATAATGGGACAAATTGAACCTGGGCATAACCCGGGTAGTCCTTAATTAAAGAAGGGTCCTCGTTAAACAAGGATCGAAAGTCTTCCGTTCTTAAATTAAATCGAGAATTCTCGGTTAATTTTTGTTGTTTGTCTAGAACAGCCTCAAAAGGTTCTAATCTAGTAGTCACCATGGATGCGACATATGAACGTTGGCCACCCTGGCCTCGATTTGATTCGAGGGACGAGGATGTTGACGGTTCATATGATTTATTTTCATAGGAGGACGAAAGATTAGGTTGAGGGAACATAGATTCCAACAGCGGTCGGAACAGGGATTCAATAGAGTCATTCTCCACAGGGGGAGTGAGCATAGTTTTTGCATGTGCAACGACTTCAGATTCGACAAAAAGGTCGGAAACCTGAGCAGTTCCACGCTTAATACCTAAAAGATAGGTAAGGGCTGTACTGTAGATCTTGAAAAGCTGGGGACTCAAGCTTCCTGTTTTCCTAGGAATGAACATTAACTTGAGTTTTCGCTTTACATTTCCGGTCCAGAGGGACCAGTGACCAGTAAGAGCAGCAGGTTTAGCGGGTAAATAGCTGTGGGTCGTTTGGCAAAGTAACTTTGCAAGGGGGTAGGCAGTGTGGTATTTTACAACAGATGTAAAAGAAGCATGTGGGATAGAGTAGAGGTTACTGAAAAATGCTGTGATGTCATGATCAAAAGTCCGATCGAAAAAAGATATGGATGAGTCGAGAAGGGCCTCAAACTCAGCACGGAATAGGTAACAAACCTCTTTAAAATTAGTACTTTTCAAAGAAAAGTAAGTAAATTTCCCAGGGTGTTCAAAGTATTTTGCAGTCGGCGAAAGAGATTTGTTCTTAGAACATAAGGCTTTCAACCGAGCATATATTGCTTTGACCTTGGATGGGGTGTGTTCGACTATTTCCTTCTTCAGATTAGCCATTTGTTCAATTAAGAATAAAATGGATTTTTCAGTAGAGGGTATCCGGAAAAACGAGCTATAAAAAGCACGCTTTTTTGGGGGTAGTTGTTCAGTGGCAGGAACTCCCTGCTGCAGTGCACTCACTAGTATATCTACGACACGGTGGCCGAAAGGTTTACCAGTGTATGTCTCCATCATAACTCCAACTTTCTGGCGTTTCTTAAACGCGTCAGTTTGTTTGGTCTGTCCCGGTCTACTCCGGGC